TAATGCAAGATAAAAAAACTAGAATGTTAATTAGTGGTATGAGTTGGGAGTCACAGGAAACTGTGGCTCTCAAAAACGTATTGCACAATTTACAAGGCTTTTATCAGCATACTGAACTAGACCTCGATGATTTAGGTAAAGAGGACGTATTAGGCGAATTAAAGGCTTTATCGCACAAGCTAGAAGATTTAATTGGTTATGTGATAACTAATTTAGATGATAGCATTAAAAAAGATGCTAACCCAATTAAAAAGATATGTGGTAGTTGTGAATCAGATAAGATAATCTATTGTAATGATTGTATGATTGAAATGGAGGCTAATCATGGAAAATATGATAAAAATAATAGTATCTAAAAGAGAGCATCGGTTGCTCTTGGAGATGATAGATACATTCACTAAAATTTGTGCCAATGACGATAAGAACCAAGATGCAAAAGAACTACTAGAGGATTTAAGAAATGTTAAAAAAGAATATGCCATCACAGATTCGCCAGAACCAAACATCTGTGACTAGATATGTACCTCATTCAATGAGGTATCATGCAGAAATCCAATATGAGGGGGAGGTGGCAATGCGAATGGTCTGTTGTGCTGGTGATAATTTAGATGAATTGGCAACAGATATTAGCGAACAATTACTCCGTTTAGAAAAAGCACTTCTCCCTCAAATAATTCATGTTGAAGATATTTTTAATCAAGAAGTAATAACAGATGATTTTTTAGAAGATTATAATAATGGAGTGTATAATGATAGATAAAATAGAATTGTATCTAGGCACTATATTTTATTACATACAAAAGTATGGTATGATATTAGTCTGGGCAATGTGTATTAATGTATTAATTCAATTAATAATGAGGAGCATAATATGAATGACAAGTTAATAATAGAGAAGGGTAAGAGTGCAGTAGTCACTTTATCTTTTGACCAACCAAAAGTAGGAACGAACCCCAATGGTGCATGGTTTATGTATGGAGTCAAACACAATGGTGCAGATAAAGTATTTTTTGCGACAGATAAATGTCATGAGAAATTATCTAAATATAAAAAAGGTGATTCTGTAAAGATAAGCCATGTGGATTTAGGCGATACATCTGTTTACAATGTAGAACCATCATCAGATAATTCAAATCAATCTAATAACAATGATAAAGATATGGCAATAAAGTGGGGAATGGCTTTTAATAATGCAACAAGGTTAGTTGCTCATATGGATGCTACACCAAGCGAGAAAACAAGCATTATTAAAGAAGTAATGCCAATAATGTTCGATATTGCTTGTAGTATGCCTAATGAAGAAGAAGAAGCAGAACTTCCATTCTAATGGCTATTAAGCGGACTAAATACGATAGGGTTTTCTCTGACTATATAAGAACTAGGGATGGATGGACCTGTCAAAGATGTGGCAAGTATTACAACCCGGATGAGTCAAATAAGCGAATGGCTTTGCATTGTTCTCATTATTATGGAAGAGGTAGATATTCAGTTCGCTTTGAACCTGACAATGCGGTGGCACTCTGTTATGGATGCCATCGCTTTCTAGGTAGTAATCCAGCGGACCATTTAGATTTTATTCGTGAAAGATTAGGTGAGAAAAAATTTAGATTATTAACTAAAAAAAGAAATGAGATTGTAAAAAAATCACAAATGTTAAATGACCATTTTTATAATGAATTAAAACTAATGTTAGAAAATGAAAATATTTAATCATGAATAATGGCTATATAAAATTGCATCGCAAGATTTTAGATAATCCAATAGTGATGAAATCATCTGACCATTTAGCTGTATGGATGTACTTACTATTAAATGCAACTCACAAAAGTTTTGATGCGATGATTGGCAGTAAAAAAGTTACTTTGAATTCAGGTCAATTAATAACTGGTAGAAAGGTCATGGCAAAGGTATTAAAAATCAATGAAAGTAAGATTCAAAGGATTTTAAAACTTTTTGAAAATGATAAGCAAATCGAACAACAAACGAACAACGTATGTCGCATAATATCAATACTTAAATGGAGTGACTATCAACAATCGAACATTCAAGTGAACAACAAGCGAACACTAAACAAGAATGTTAAGAATGTTAAGAATAATATATATACATCAGATTTTGAAATATTCTGGAAATTATATCCTAGAAAAGTTGGTAAACCAAAAGCATTTTCATCTTTTAAGAAAGCAGTAAAATCAAATGAATCTCAACTTATTATTGATTCCTTGAAAAACCATCTAACGATTTGGAGTGGTCAGGAGATTGAATATATACCTCATCCTACTACTTGGCTAAATCAAGAGAGGTACAATGACCAAGTATCAAAACCAGATAAAAAGTTATTAAATGTTGAGGTTGTTCAAATGAAAAAATATATTTGTCCAACTTGTGAGAGTATTAAAGAATTAAGTAATCAGCCATCATCTGACGATTTGATTTGTGGATGTGGTGAAGATAATTATATAAGAGATTGGGAGTATAAACATCTTAAAAATAGTAAAAGTAATATTGAGCCAAAGATAGATGATACTAAAGAAAGATTATTTGAACTTGGTGCTAACCTCGCAAAGAACTGGAGTATATAATGGAAGTTTGGGAGTGGGCGGATAAAAGCCACATATTGAAAAAAAGAGATGAGAGGATTGGCATTCATGAAGGTAGATTAGCTGATGATGAAATCAAATTTTGTGATAAATGCAAAACTTGTTGGGAGCCTGATAAATATTACTCAAGAAATTCTAATCAAGATGTCATTTTGTATTATCAAGATTTTCCTAGATATGGAAAGGAAATTCAAACTTGTCAAAGATGCGGAGGTGATAAATGATATGTCCACACTGTGGGAGTGGAGTAGTGTTAAAGAAGGGATTTTCATATACTAAAAACAAACCTATTGCTCAAAGATTTATTTGCAAAGAATGTAAAAAACAATTTAGAGCAAGGTTTCAAGAGGACCATACAGATTTACCTAAAATCTTACTTATGGACATTGAAACATCATTATATCACTTTGTGGGTTGGGGAACTTATAAGCAATACATTCAACATCATCAAGTCACTAAACATCAATACATTATAAGTTGGGCGGCTAAATGGTTATTTGATAAGAATGTTCAAAGTGATATTATAAGTACAGAAGAGGCTTTTGAAAGAGATGATGAAAGAGTCTTAAAATCAATCTGGAAGTTAATGGATGAAGCTGAAATTATTATTGGTCACAATGTTGAAAGGTTTGACCTTCGTAAGTTAAACTGGAGATTTATTTCAATAGGGTTAAATCCTCCATCGCCATATAAGATTATTGATACTTTAAAAGTGTTTAAAAGGGAGTTTTTTGCACCATCTTATAAGCAAGATTTTCTCACTAAATATTTCAAGCTGACAAATAAATTAGAAACAGATTTTCAATTATGGGTAGATTGTGAAGAAGGAAATCCACAAGCATTAAATAAAATGATGGATTATAATAAGCATGATGTATTAGGACTAGAGCAGTTGTATTTAAAAGTAAGACCATACATTAAAAACCATCCAAATCTAGGAGTGCTAGTTGATGAAGATGTTTGTCCGAATTGTGCATCTCCAGACTTAATACAGACTTCAAATGTGTACTTCACAACTGCAAATAAATTTATGGTGTTAAGATGTGGGAATTGTAAAACTCCATATATCAGAGCCAAAAAAAATTCAAATTTAGTACAGACTAATTACAGGAGTGTACCTAAATGATTGCCTCACAAAATCCTTATCAAGAAGGGATGACAAAGCAATTATCGAAGAACCAAATGGGGAGGTGTTGTAAAGAAATCGACATGGTTGGCGTTATGTTGGTGGATGTGAGGCAAAATTTTAAATAAAGGGAGTATAAAATGGTAAAACCAAAAACAAAAACACAAAAAATAGAAGATAAAATAGCATATGGAAATGCACTTAAAAATCTATTTAATCCAATGAATGAATTTTTAGAAGGTCTTTATGATGCTGAATTAGACCCTAAATGGATTACTTTAGGACATATAAGTTCTATGAATGATGCTTGTAATGCTGTAAAACAATCTAAAACAAGATTAAATGAAACTCATGTATATACAGATTACTTTAAGGATAATAATTCTAAATTTTTTAACGTAGCAACTCATATAAAAATGTATAATATGAAAGAGGTATTAAATGATAATGTTTGACATAGCTGAATGGGTAGCAAATATACTTATATTGGGTATCGGAGTATTTTTTTGGGTACTTGCTATCGGAATTACTTTTTTAATAATTAATGAATTAATTAATAGGGTTAAAGAATGATTAAAAGGATATATAAAAGCTATTCTTTGGTAAATTATGCGGAAAAAAATCCACAAAAAAAATTATATGAAGAACGCTTTTATGATGAAAAAGAGATATCAATACAGAGAAGAAGAGCCAAATGGGTTGTTGAAAAATTAGTAGAAAAATGGGGAGGTATCTCTGCAATAAAAGAACCACATAATCTTGATTTATATGATGAATATTATGATGGTTATGGATGTTATGATTATGCAAGATACATTCAAGATAGATAATTAGGAGATATAAAATGCAACCACATACCAAACCCTGTGAATTATGCGGAAAATCAGAAGATGAGTATGAAAGACAGCGGCAAGAAAGAGAATTAAAAAAGAAAGAATTAATCGCATTTATTATAGGTAGAAGGTCAGTTAATGAATTTAGTACAAGAGAAAATGAAGTATTTGATGCATACTTTGATTTAGGGATTAGAGATTTTCAACAAATTGCTGATAACTTTGGGATAAAAGCATATTCAGTTGAAACCTATTATGACAGAGCAATGGATAAACTATTAGGCATGGATTTTGAACTTTGATTGATATTCCAATAAAGCATTCAATTAAGCTAATCACTTGGAAGGAAGTTAATAAATACAACTTTGGGAAGAGAGGATTTGCAGATGGAAATAAGGAAGAACAATATACTGGAATTCTCGGACAAAATGTAGTATGCGATTATTATAATCAACCATTAACAAGTGGCAAAGATGGCTTTGATGGCGGAGTTGATTTACATATTAAAGGCAAAAGAGTCGATGTTAAAACAATGGGAAGAAAAGGACCAGTTAAAACAGGATATACAAATAACTTCCTAGCAGTTCAAGATGGTTACAATACAGATATATACCTATTCTGCTCAATCAATAAAACCGATTCAATACTTACGATATGTGGCTGGGTAACAAAAGAACAATTTAAAAATCGCAGAGTATTCCATAATCAAGGATCAATACGAGTTAGAAGAGATGGAACAGCAATTAAAGTTAAATCTGATTTATATGAGATAGATAATGATATGTTAAATCCAATGTCTATGTCCTTTTAGTATGTCCATATGTCCATTTCCTTTAAAAGAGGAATATATATAGTATGCACTTTCCTCTTTTTATTCCTTGTATGTCCTTTAAAATTTTGTAGTATATACATTTTCAATATAATTAATCATTTATAAAACAAAAAACTCTGATTTTGTAGTGGAATCCTTGTATATATAGAGGCGTGTTCAAGCCTCACTCGCATAGAAAAGACTGATAAAGGATGGAATTTAAGGGCGATAGACAGGAATTGAACTTGTTGTCCGGGCAACTAAATTATGAAAACAGAAGGTACTACATTAAATGTTGAACTTGTTGGCATTAAGAATCTCAAGACTACTCACAACTGGAGACTTGAGTTTGATGTTTATGAGATTGACTCTGAAAAAGTTAAAGAGTTACTTGATAAATTGAACAAGGCTCTTGTGATGGCATTAGTAGACTATGAGTAAACAGAAGGAAAACAGAAGGTTGAATGGTCAGTTTAAAAAAGGTCATAAACCAGCTACTATGTGGAAGAAAGGACAATCTGGAAACCTAAATGGAAGGCGTGGAGCGTTAGCCGATATCATCAATAAAGTTTGGGATGAAGAGGATGAGTCAGGTTTAACTAAAAAAGAAAAGATGGTCCGAAGAGTTTTAAGTATGGCAATGAATGGTTCAATGAGTGCAGTAACTTATTTAAGTGATAGAAGTGAAGGTAAAGCCAAAGAGACTAGGGAGATATCACATAAAACAGAACCTATTAAAATTTTAAGCATTGATTAATGGCAAAGGTTACAACAGCAACAAGAAAAAGATTGACAGCACTAGCAAAGAAAAATAAACTATTACCATCATCATTAATAAAAGTATATCGCAGAGGATTGGGAGCGGCTGTTGGTTCAGGAACAAGACCCGGACAAACTCCATCGAGTTGGGCAAGTGCTAGAGTAAATTCTTTTATTAAGATTGCTAAAGGTAGGAAAGCAATTAAACATGACCCTGACCTTGCTAGAGTAGAAAGAAAAAGAAGAAGATGAAGATTCGTAAAGTTGCAAAAGATAAAACATTTAAAAGTGTACCAAAGAAATACCTCTCTGGAACTAAAGGGAGCAAACGTTCACAACGAGGTAGTGACTTGGCTAGAATGCAACGATTATATAAAGCTGGTAAGAAAGTTCCCAAAAGTTTGATGAAAAGAGTATTTGGTTAATTGGAAAATAGATTTAAAACGAAAAGAGATAATCTCTCATTCAGCAAAAAGGAAAGTATTAGTAGCTGGAAGAAGATTTGGAAAATCTCATCTATCTTTGATATGGTTACTATCAAAAGAAATCAAGTCAGGCGAGAGGAGATGGATAATAACTCCTACCTATCGACAAGGAAAAGCAACTACATGGAAATTAATGCGACAGCTATTCAGAGAATATGATTGCCAGATTAATGAATCAGAACTTACAATTAAACTTCCAAATGAATCAGAGATTGCAATTCGTGGAGCAGAGCAAGAGAACAACCTTCGAGGTGCTGGGTTAGATATGGTGGTGATGGAAGAGTATAGTTATATCAAACCTCATGTATGGGATGAAATCATCTATCCTATGCTAACTACAACAAATGGAGAGGCTTTCTTTATTGGAACACCTAATGGATATGACCATTTGTATGATGCTTATTTAAGAGGACAAGGTAAGGATAAAGAGTGGAAGAGTTGGCAATATACTACAGTTGATGGTGGTTATGTTCCAAAAGAAGAGATAGAAAAAGCAAAGAACATGATGGATGAAAGAGCATTCAAAACAGAATTTCTAGCATCCTTTGAAACAACTGGTAATCGAGCCGCTTATAATTTCGATAGGTCTATTCATGTTAAAAAAGCAAAAGAATTATCT